TTCCAGGTCCAGGCAATGAAAGATGGCGAATTGAACTATCAGTCAGCACGTCACACCGTCTTGTTTACTGCCTTTTGTTTCTGTGTGATAAAGAACACAAGTTGACATCTTTTCCATTTGAAAACATTGTAGAAATAGAAGAAATTGTGGAGCTTTGAATTGGACAGGTCTGTTGACATTGGTATTCGTGCTGCACTTGAACTTGCCAAACGCCAAAGGCTCAAAGCAATTGATGTTCGTTCACTGATGCACGAAAGACAGAAATTTGTGTTCGACAACATGTCAAACTTCACAGCGCTGGTGGTCGGTCGCCGTTGGGGAAAGACAATCCTTTGCATTCTTATGCTTATCGACACGTGCTTGAAGATGCCTGACAGCAGATGCATCTTCATTGGTCTTGTGTGGCAGGACGTTAAGGACATTGTTTGGCCTGATATCATCAAGTTCTTGAGTGATTTTGTCAACATCAAGTACACAATCAATCTTTCAACATTGACAGTTTATTTTGAAAATGGTTCGCGTCTTCAACTTGCCAGCTGTCCAGACATGTCAACGGCACGCAAATTCAGAGGTGACCATTATGACCACGTTATCGTTGATGAAGCTGCAAGCATGGAGCCCTATCTCAAAGAACTTATTGACGTATCACTTAAACCCTCAATGGTTGACCACAATGGCAAAATCACGCTCATTGGCACTCCAGGTCCCACAAAAACAGGATACTTTTATGATGCGTTCAATGGAGGTTATGGCTTCAAAGGTTTGGGTCCATGGACAGCACGTGACAACACAAAACTGTTTGAAAAGCGCGTCAAGCGTGGAGGCAAGCCCTTGTCGCCCGATGACTTTTGGGCAGAATGCGTCAAAAACTCTGGTGGTGATGAAACACATCCAACATTCAGGCGTGAGTGGATGGGTGAATGGGTTGATGATGACCGTTCATTGGTGTACACATTCGATTCACTGAAGAATTCTCAATCATTTGCAGACGGAATCGCACGTTTAAAATCTTCATCAACAGCACGAACAGTCTTGGGCATTGACACAGGATATGAAGACAATTGCGCATTCGTGCTTCTTGCATATGATTCAGAAAGGTCTGATGATGTTTGGATGGTTCATGAATTCGTCAAAAACCACATGTCATTTCACGAAATTGTTGCACATGTCAACGACCTCAAAAAACAATTTAGAGTTGACATCACGGTCATTGACCCTGCACACGCTGGCAAGCTTGTTATGCATGATTTGGGCGCAAAACTTGGAATGTCAACCATGATTGCACAAAAAGAACAAAAGTCAGAAGCATGTCGTCTGATGGACAGCTTCATGCGTGAAGGCAAATTGAAGCTTGACCCGAACAGCGTTTGTGTCAGTGACATGCGCTTCTTGGTGTGGAAACGTTCATCTGAAGGCGTTCTTTCGCCATCTGGTGGACCTCATTCAGATTCGCTTGATGCTCTTTTGTACGCTTGGAGATATTGTAATGCGCATACGTATAAAGAGAAAGTTCAAGAAACAGAACTCCAACGTCAACAGCGTCTGGCACGAGAAATGGAAGAACAGTTGATGAAAAAAATTCAAAGTGAACAAGCAGCATTGCGCTCAAGGATAAGACGATGAACTCAAAACAATGGTGGAAGTCAGGCAAACAAAGCGTTCTTAATGACCTTATAGCTGACGTATCAAGACTTAGAGAATACAGAGAAGGAATGGGCTCAATCATTCGACAGTTCATGTCTTTGTACAACGGTTACGAAGTCACATCAGAACTTCCTGGAAAGCATAGAAGCTTTGGTGCAATCAATCAAGAAGTCGCAAAGTATAACATTGTTGCTTCAATGGTTGATACAGCACAAGCACTGATAACAAAAACAACACCCACAATAAAGTTTTTGACACAGGGTGCAACATCACCTGCATCTTATTCACAAAAGCGCAGATGCATGCGCCTCAATGACACAATCAACACGCTGATTCAAGACCACGACATGTACTCAAGATGGCAAGAAATCTTCAAAGACGCATGCATAACAGGAACAGCTGGCCTTTACGTTAGAGGCACACGTGATGGAATTGCAATATCACACATCAAGCCTTCACAAATCATTGTTGACGAACCAGCATGCTTTCAGGACAGACCGCGCGTTCTGTACACTGTTAGAGTTGAAAGCATTGACACACTCAACTATCTTTATCCCACAAAAACAAGCTATATCGAAATGGCAAATGGAAGCTTTTTGTTTGACACGTTTGAAATTGAACCTGCGCTTGGTGGAAACAGCTTTAACGGAATGTGCGCTGTTCTTGAAGCATGGCGTTTGCCCACCGGCGACACGCCCGGTCGCCATGTGGTTGCCATTCCTGGAAGAGTTCTTGAAGATGAAGAGTACATGCGACAACACTTTCCAATATCACTCTTCAAGTACAAAACACGTGCAGCTGGCTTTTGGGGAATGGGAATAGCAGAACAGCTTAAAAACATTCAGTACGACATTGATGATTGTCTTTTCAAAATGACACAGATAACACGTGACATGGGCAAAGCGTACATCTTTATTTCAGACGCATCAAACGTCAAACCAGAACATTTCAATGACCTTCCAGGAGTTGCAATCATCAAAACAAACACTTCTGCAGGCGTTCCTGTTGTCAAAACATTTGATGAAACACCCTCTTCACTTGTTGAAATGCTTGAACGACATATTGACAAAGCGTACAGAACACTTGGATTTTCAGAACTTCAAGCTTCAGCACGCAAAGAACCAGGAATAACAGCTGGTGTTGCAATGCAAGAAATGTCTGATTTGCAAAGCAATCGTTTTTCAATCACACAACAGTCATATGAAACGTTCATCAAAGAATCATGCATCAATCTTCTTGATGCAGCATATGACTCAATGAAAATGGGTGCTGATGTTCGTGTCGTCGCATCATTGGAAGACCTTGACCTCAGTGAATTGCCTCCTAGGATATCAATCAACAAAGCAAATTCGCTTGCTTCAACACCCGCAGGCAGAAAACAGCAAGCGCTTGATTTGTTCAACGCCGGCCTCATCACACCAGAAGACACGCTTGAAGTTATGGGCTTTGAAGACCTTGCGTCTGTTGTTGAACGAAATTCAGTCGACAAAGATGCAATTGCACGAATGATTGAGCTTGCTGTTGATGAAAGGGTCGAGGACAAAGATTACGAACCCGTTTATCCAACATCTGAATGGAACCTTCAATTGACATCTGAAATGTTGAGACTTGCAAAAATGCATGCTCTTAAGGACAACGCTCCTCCAAACATCATGAAACGTTTGAATGACATTTCATTTGTTGTCAATCGATACCTCTCAGAACAACAGGCTCAAGCACAACTTGAAGCACAACAAGCTCAAATGCCCGCGCAATAACGCAAGGAACACTTTATGGAAAATATTGAACAAGAATTGGCAAAACAAATGAACGACGACCACGCTGACACGTTTGGACCATCATTGTCACAGATGTGGGCTGAACAGCAAGCAAAATTGGATTCTGTTGAAACGCCCACAAGCCCTTCAACAGAACCCTCAACATCAAGCGCGCCAAACTCCCAAAATGCGCAGGAGGCTCCAGGAGACATCGAACAAGCAAGTGGTGATAAACCCCATGATGATGTGCTCGCAGAGCCTCAAGCACTCACAAAAGAGCCCGATGCTGGTCCAAAGGATGGTCCATCAACAGCTGACATGCTTGCTCGTTTGAAAGCAAAGAAAGCTGCTCTTCGTGCTGCTCCGCCTGTTCAAGCGCCCACTGAAACAAAAGAAGAAGAAAAGCCGTCACTTTCAGACCCGTTGGGTCTGCTGAAATCATTGCATCCAGACCCAGCAGAATTTCTTGAAGCAGCAAATCATCAGCTGCTGAAAGGAACTGTTCCACAAACATGGGCTGAAAAGCTTCAAAAAGAAAAGTTTGACAACAGTCTTCGCGCTGAAATTGCAGAGGTCAAAGAAGAACTTGCTCGTCGTGATAGAGAACAGCGCAATGAAATGCTTAAGAGCAAAATTGAACAAGCACGTTCACAGGCCATTTCAGCGCTTGAACAACAACACGAACAATTTCCAATGATTTCAGCTGCAAAAGAAGAAGGTTTGGGAGACGTTCATGGAATGATTTTTCAATTGATGGAACAGTATTTCGAAAAGACATTTGAAGCTGGCACTCCAAAGACGCTTGATTTCTTTGAAGCTGCAAAAATTATTGAAAAAAATCTTGCTGAACAAGCAAACGTTCTTGAAAAGATTAAAACTAAGTCTTCAAGAACTGCAATATATAATTCTAACAAGAGTGAACCCGTCAAACAAACACTGTCTGACGGAGCTGGGCGCAATGGTTCCCGTGGACCCGATGCTTCAGAACGTAA